TGTGCCAATGCGCGGACCATGTCCTCGACCTGCTTGATCCGTCGTCCATTCCGGGTCCGGGTTGCAGTATCCGCGAGGGCAACCTCGGTTGCTACGTCCGCCACCCCAACGACGCCTCGCGAATACTGCGGAATACCCAGAATAAATTCGATGACTTGGTTACACCTGTCACGCATAGTTGCGAACGACGGGGTGATCGAAGGCATCGGTGTCTGCCCGATGATGTCCCCGAGCGGTGCGCCCTGCTTGCCCCGGACTTGGATAAGTGACCCCGGCTCATTCGCCTGCTGGAGCGCAGTCAGGATGTCCTCTGGGTTATCCGCCAACGCCGTGTTCACCATCATGATCGGAGTAGACGTGTGTGCGTGCCAAAGCTCAAGCGTATCAATCTCGTTCAAGCGTTCCTGGAGAGACTGGATCAACTTGATGTCCGACAGACCGCCGAGGTCCGTCATGTTGTCGTTGAACGTAGTGAACGTAAACGGGTTTCGCACATAGCGATAAGGGAGATCTCCCTCAAAGAGGGGCTCTTCAACATTGTCTAAACAGTGATAGTACTTGCCCGCGCCAGTAAAGTCGTACACTTCGTACACTGTGACCCAGCGGTACACGGCCCGGGAGGCTTCGTTCATAAGGTGCGAGCTTCGCGACTTGTCTTTTAGCCAGGAGGGGAACCCACCATAGTCGGCTTTCTCCGCTACCTTTGCGTTATAAAGCGCCCCCTTCTTACCCTTTCTCTTCACGCGCCCCTTAAACTCGGCTTCAGTCAGCACCGTCACCTCTACAAGATAACGGATGTCTTCCCACCGCTTAGCGGACATGTCAAAGAAAACGAAGCGTGGATCAACTTCATAGATGTCGATGTTGTTTTTGCGGAAGTTCCACACTGTCTTCATAAGAGCCCGCCCGCAGATAGCGGCATTCGTCGCCGCCTTCCACAGAATCTGGTGCATGTTGTTGCGCCGGAACGTGTCGTTAATCAACGCCTCCCGGAACTGCGCTGCCGCATGGTGCTCTTCCCGCCGAGACATGACGGTCACCTGCGGATTCTGTGGGCAGATGTTGGCGATCATCGTATCGATGTACGCGTACGGATAGTTCGTCTCAAAGTTGACGTCTTCGTCTGCTGACTGCCCCATCGAATAGGAACCCGTGGGCTGCTCCGTAGTCCGGTTCCAGTACTCGGCCATATACCACGAACGCCACTTGTCCCACTCTTGTCTCTCTGTGCGAGACTTAGAACGATGCGTCCTGATAATTCCCATAAGCTGTGCTTTACTGAGTGCCACGAGATTCTCCCTTTAATCGTGCTAGTTCTTCATCTGTTGGGCGGGGGCCCATGTCCTCTGGTCGGGTAGAGTCACCAAACGGCTCAAACCCGTGCATAAGTTGTCCACGATTTGCCGGACTACCTAAGAATTTCTTTTTATACTCCCGTTGGAGCCTGTTCTCAATCGTTTCCTCAAGTGCTTTGTCCGCCTCAGCTTCCCGTTCTTCAAGCCCTGGTTGAACACCTGGACCGGGGGCTTGGTATGCCTCCTCGATAACAGCTTCTGGGTCTGGGTCTGGAGCCAAATCCACGCTCCCGGGGGTCGTAGCACCAACTTTAGGTGCGTACAGTGGGTTTGTCTGTCTCTGCTCCCGCCAAAAAATAGCCGCGTTTCGCTCAGCATCCGTCATCTCATATCCATGAAGAAGCTTCAACTCCCCAAGAATGCCCTGGCGAATACGTTCAATGTACTGGGGAGAAAACTGCGCTTTTTCTTCTTTGGTCAACATACGCTCTTCAGCAGCATGAAACGAGGGAGCGCGTCCGGCGCGAAGCGCAAGCTCGTTCAGCCGCACAAAATAAGGTCCAAGTGCTTGCCCTTTATAGTAACTAATCGGGGCGGCCTGTACGGGCTCACCGAGGTACTTCAAAAGTTCATTCTCATAGTTAACTAGATGTGTCCAGAGTTCTCCGCTGTACGTGTCAAGGCCCTTCAGCTTTTCGGTAGCCGCTGCTCTTCCTTCCCGGGACGTCGCGGGTCCCTCACTTTTAGTAGTACTCATAGGGGGTTCTCCAGTTTGCTGCGTTGGTGCGCTCCCGGTCAGCAGGGGGTGATTAATCCGTTGGAGCGCAGCATATCGGGGACCAATATGCTTCCGTCCGATGTCTCGCGTCCACATCTTAGACGCATCATCCCAAGCATTTGCTTTCGGATTTCCCCCGTGAATTGTCGCGTAAGCGTGGTCCTGCCCGCTTAGTCCGACCCGCTCCTTCGGGCTCAAGTCCATCCACCCCCGCTGAATAAAATACTTTGCAGTCAGATCGAGTTGATCTTGAAACGACATAGAAGAGAGTGTCCCCCGGATGCCCTCAACTGAATCGCCTTTAACGCCCAACTCCCTGGCGGTAGGAGCAACAAACTGAATGATACCTGTAGCCGTAGATTCGCCGGTCCCCTCGCGTACAGCGGGGTCAAACGTGCCTGCGCTTTCAAAATGAATCATCGCGTAGAGAAGATTCGGGTCCATCCCTAGAGAATCGGCGGTAGCTGCCAGAGCCTTAATGTCTTCCGGAGGAAGCATCTTCAGCGTCTGCTCAATCGTGGCTCCCCTATGTGGGCGGCCCTCTGTGGGGGTGTACGCAGATTTAGGCATTATCTTCCTCTTCTGTCTCCGCGAGTTCTTTTTTCGCGTCTACGTCAGGGTTATCGGAAATAATCTTTAGACCAAAAGTCGAACGAGAAATACCCGGACGACGCACGTTGTGATTCTCTGCGAGCAGTTGTTTAATCCGCTTCATAAGACGATGCTTCTGTCGGTATGGGTTTTTCATCGTCTCCTCCGGTACCTGCTCCGCCTACGTTTCTTGCTTTGTTTTTCCTTCGCTTCGGTATTTCTGTACTCAGTTACCTGATTGTACGTCATATTCCGAAAGAGAAGAACATTACTCGGCTCGTCGGGCGTGACTTTCTTATAGCGTCTCGGAGCGAAACGTGCAGCCAAGCAAGCCAACTGAAGGGCAGAAATTTTATCCCAGTGATGACGTTCGCGTCGACGGTTCGGTTTGCCGGAGTGCAAGATCTCAGAGGCCGCAGTCCGTTCGACACTCTTATCCTCCCGGTACGAACCCAACTGACCAACTGTATCTTCGTCATATAAAATAAGTTCATCCCTCAACGCGTCTTGTAGATAGGACAACATTTGAGCTAAAGATTTTGACGTTGTGGCCACACCTGGCTTGTACGGTTTTTCGTAGTAGAGGTTGGAGTAGCCCATGTCTTCGAGCAAAGCCAAGGTTGCAACACCCACACCGTTGCTCTCGACCGCTACGAGAGCTTTGTTGTATTTTTCTCCAATCTGGAATATCTTCTTAGCAAAGAGTACCGGATCGGTAATCCCACCGTAGGTAGCAACCTGAGTCCATTCACCATCGTAGATCTTCAAAACCTGGAACGAAGCATGGTCACGAGCCGCATATCCAGCGGGGTCAACCCCCATCACATAAGTAGCCCCGGGCTCTGGCTGCTCGTATTCCATAAACGGAGCACGCCAAGGGACGAGAACTCGCTCTTGGTGTTTACGTAAGAGGTCCTTATGGAACACCGACCCGATAGATGCGATCCAACAAGTAACGTCATCGAACGGGTAGTAGACTCGGAACAGGTCCGGGTTGCGTCGGATCTCTGCATCAGTCTCAATCATCAGACGGCGGAAAGCCAGGTTCTCTTTCTTGAGGCCCTTCGACATGTACCGGTTCATCAACTCGATCTCTTCGTTAGTAAGAGAGGCCCCTTTGGGCCAGGGGCGAGAGTTCAGCTTGCCGTCCCAGAAGGGGAAGAAGGCGTAGACCCATCGACCCAGACCCAACTTCGCGTCCCGGCAGTGATCTCTCCACCACTCGGCGGAGGGCTCGCTCATCGGGCATGGTGTAGATTCCAACAGTACCTGAGAATGATCTCGGTTAATCATGGAGGGATAAATCATTGAGAACTGATGACCCGCATTTCGCCAATACGGAAGCTCTGATCCGTGAAAAGAATCAGGCGACTGTCCGATACCTACAGCACCGGATTCACCTGAAAGAACACGCATTTTCCCACCATGTTGGAACGTCAACTGGCGGACCTCTCGATTCGGCACCGTCCGTGCCCTCACGGGTTCTGGCCATCTGCTATGAGTTAAGTGGATACGACGATGGAGATATTCCGCACGGTCCTTATTATCAGCGATACAAACATGATCGTGACCCGGAGTGTACGCAGACTTAACGTAGCCACACAGTTCTGCCGTAAGACTCTTCCCGCCCTGACGATAGCCAAGTAGAGTGAGCCACTTGGCTTGGTTTAGTTCGGTAAGAGGTGGCTCCGAATAGTATGAGAGTACCGTCTCTTGGAGACGATTTGTGATCGCAAATGGATCGAACGTGTACTCTTTACCCGACCTCTGATCGATAATCTTGGCGTACGCTTGAAGACTAATTGCGGGATCGCATAAAGCTTCAAGCGCCTCCCCCTCAATCTTTTTGGTCATGACTCACTTCAGTGTTTCTTGTGCCGCGCCTTCGAAATACTCTTCAATCGCTTTAAGCCCTGCGAACACGTTGTCGCTAATGTTCTGCGCCTCCGCAGCAGGACTCTTCTCTGGTGTCTTACCCATAGCCTTGCTAACGGCCCGCTTCCGCAGCTCGTCACGATACCCACGCTTGCTGGTGTCGACCTTGTCTTCTTTCTTTGCCATGATTGAATCTCCTACTCGGATAACCGCGTTAACATATTTACGTCACCTTCTGCCCAAGCTCTTAGGACCTGAAGAAGGTGCTCCGCGCCTTCGTGATCTCCGGCGCGACTTAACTCCTTTGAACGCTCTAGTAACACACTATAATCTTCGGGGGTAAAGTCTGCGGGGTTTCCGAAGACCTTATCCAGACGAGAAACCGTGTCCTCGTCAAAGCCTTTACGGATGCGAGCGTGCATGTCACGGACGGCGTGTGCTGGCATCAGTCCCGCAGCATCAGCCTCGAACATTAACTTAGACCTAGAAGGACCAAACCGCTGTACCGCCCGGTTTAGTTTATACATAGTTTCTGCCATAGCCTGAGACACGTCAGCGCCATTTGCTTCGGCCTGCTTTAGCTCATCGATAACTTCAAGTAGTCGAGGCATACCGAAAGCTACCTCGTCATCAGTCATTTGGTTCATCGTTTCCATAAGTTCTTGTCGTCGTGCGATAGGAACCAACTCATATGCTTCATCAGCCAAGTAGAACGGCATTTGAGGACTGAACCCTTCTTCGCGTAACCACTCATGAATTATAGGGTCATCACTCCAACCTCTCCCGGGAGGAGGTGCCGTAACAGGAGGTTTGGGGTCTAGTGACGTGTCGTCGACTTGCTTGAGGTAATCTTCAAACAGATCGTCATCGCTCGGAATATCGTCAGATTTCGGCGCAGGAGCGTCGGGGTCAAACCCCTGTTGTTTCGCCGTTGCCGCCATCTCCTCGTGAACAGATGTCGGAAGCTCGGTTATGGGTTCAGGAAAGTCCGTTGCGAGCGGCTCGCCGGGTACGTCCCGGCTAGGGTCACGGCTAGTGACCGCGTCCATCATTGAATCTTTTGCCACCTCACCGCTCGGTGAACCTACGACATCGTCCGGAGTGCTCCTAAAAAGACCTGGAGGTTTTGGAATGGGCCCGGGTTCCATGAACGAGATCATGTGCCAATTCAGCATCCAGTAGGCCCGATCGATAGCTTCGTCTGTGCCTTCAGCTATCGTGGCCATAATTTCAGCCCGCGCTGCCGGCGACATCGCCCCGAATGTTTCCATTTCATCCATATACAATCCTAGTCGTGCCGTTTCTGCCTGAAGACTAGTGCCCTCCGGGGCTCGCTTGGGGGCGGCACCCCATCCCATCGAGCCGACATCCAAAGGATGCGTGCCCGCAGGTGCGCGATCGAACGGCATCGGTGGGTCAGTACGCCCACCCTCTTCGAGAATTGCCAGATCGGCTTCACCTTCTTCGTAGTTGAGCCGACGTTGACGCAGTTCTTTCGCCGTAAACGGAGGACGGTTAGCAAACGCTTCCCACTCAGACATATCGCGACCAGTCATGTTTTCTCCCGGAAAATAATAATCCGGGTGCGCGGGGTTACTTAGGTCACCCGAGGCAATTGCGGCAAGCTCTTCGTCCACCATCGCAATCTGTTCGTCTAGGACCCCGCCCCAGTTGTTAAGGTCATCTACGGGGACAACGCCCTCTGCGCGATCTCCAAGAAGCATGAAATCTTCTTTGTAGGTCGGCGTGTTACCCATCTCCAAGTCTCGCTGATACTGAAGAACAATGTCGTCGACACCTTCCCGCATAACTTCATGCGGGTATTCCCTAAGTAGGTCGTCCCACTCTGGGTCAAACTGCCAAGCGTAAGTACCTTCCTCGACCTGAGGAGGAAGACGTGGTCTTCTCGATGCGACCGAAGGGCGGCGGCCACCAATGCGATTTGGGAGTATGGGCTGCGGAGTCGGTTCTGTCGGGGGTCCGACATCCCACTTGACCGGCGGAGGCCAGTGGGCGGGTCCTGGGTCACTCTCGTATAGAGGATCTTGTCGCTCTATGGCTCTGTCTATCTCCATCTCTTCTCGCTGTTGACGGAGCCTAGCCGCCTCCATTTCTCTTTCTACCCGAGCGAAATCTTCGGGCGTCTCCGGCGGCCAAGGTCGTTGACCCGCCGCTCTCGCGCGGGCCTCAGCAGCCATTCGCACGCCTATCTCGTCGGTAGACAAACCCGCGAACTCCACATCGCCGTAGAGGAGAGCCTCGTCCCCGGGCTGCCACTCGACCGGGCGATCCGCTGGGGGTACATAGCTCCTCGCCTCTCTCTCCGCCCGAGGCAATCCCGATGCCGTTGCTACCTCTTCGACATGAGCCTCCCATAGCCCGTCTAGGTATCTGTAAAGGTCTGCTTCCACTTGCGCGGCAGAAGTCTCTTGACGGAGGATTTGATTTACTGTCTCTGGATCAACTCCTTTGACTCCCGACGCTTCCATGTCGGCAGCCCTAGCAATCAAGAACGACTCTCTCTGAGAACGCGCAGGAGGCCACGCAGGGTTGATCTGCCCGATTGTAGGCTTACGCCACGCGTCTGGTCCCATTACGGCTGGGTCGTACCGATCAAGTTCCTTCCAGAACACATCAAGTCCCGGACCAGGAAGTTCTTGCCCTGCGCGAGCGGACATCCGGGCCCGTGCGATGTCGGCTGCGCCTCGTGCGGTCGAGGTGTTCCATGCTTGACGGGACACGTCTGCGTGCTGGTCTGCGATCTGCACCGCCAGATCATCAATCTGAGCATCGGGCATGTTTCGGAACACAGCCCCGGAAGTCTCGTCTGACGCAAGCTGCCGCAAAAACCTACCGATAGAGGTGGCTCCTGCGGCTTTAACCATAAGGGGGATCGATGCTCCGAGGGTAGTTAGATCGATCATATCGGCAGGAGTCGTCACGCCCAAAAGACCTGTGGCACCCAAGTCTTGATAGCCCCGGCCTGCGCCAAGTGCCGCCTGCTGCCGCATGTAGCCTGCCATCGCGGCGTCGAAGTTCTTTTGCTTCTCGTGGGCGCGGCGACCCGCTTCACGTTGAGTCATTCTTTGGCGCGGCAGGTATTTGCTTTCCCATTCCGGGAAGAAGGGGATCGGAGGCACGTCCACCATCTCGTGTCCTCTGTCGACACCGATAGTAGGTGGCTCTTCGGGGACGTCAGCGAACCGTTGCCGCCAGTCAATAGCTTGGTCCTGCAACCAGAGCGGACGCCGGTCACTCTCCTGACTCCAGATAGGATCTTCTTCTGTGCCGATATTTACGTACGAAGATCCTGCTTGTGTCGGATACATCCGACGCATCTGATCTTCAGAAGTTTCTCCGGGGATAAATCTGCGAGGTCCGTCTGCCATAACTACTCCGTATCGGTGGCCAAAGGCTTGTCGTGTTTAGGTGCGAGCTTCTCTTCTTCGTCCGCGAGAACTTTGCGAGACACATCTTTGGTCTTACTCCGCAGGTCATTTCGGTTGTTTGCTGGCGGAGACTGAAGAGTCGGTTCGCCGTGCGGACCCGAATCGAAGCGCGGGTCGAAGGGAAACTTACTGGGCCTGTATTCCCGAGGCGGCACAACACCACCCAGG